AAACTTTTATTGAATCTAACTACAGCGGAAAGAAGCGTGTTAGATATTTAAAAGCATGGAATGAACTCGCCGAGAACAACTTTGAGCTTCAGAAGGTGGACTCAAAATTGAGTTGTTTCGTCAAAATTGAATTGGTGGCGGACCATAAATGGAAACCGAGGATCATACAGTATAGAACAGACAGGTATTTAGTTTGGAATATGCGTTGGTCCAAACCTATAGAAGAGGCGGTTTATCAAGCGAAGAGGGTTTGGAATATTCATGATGAGACCTATGAATGTGCGAAGCACCATAACATGAAAGATCGAGCAAGGATTATACTGGAGAAAATCGAAAGATTGAGCTCTGGCGCTGAGACTACTCAATTGGCCATAGATGGGGCATCATTTGACGCACATGTGGGAGTGAAAGCTCTCAAATTGGAACATAGATTTTATCTTAGAATACTAGCCAGACAACCCGGGATGACACGGGCAACTTTAAAGGAAGTTGAAAAGTCATTGAACATGCAACTCGTTAATAAAGTCAAGGGAGTCTTTAATGATGGAACTTTGAAGTACACCATAAAAGGCAACCGCATGTCCGGGGATTTTAACACATCGGTCGGAAATGTGATATTGATGAGTGCATACGTCAGTGCAGTACTCTCTGAGCTTAAAATATCAGAGAAATTTTATCGTATGTACGACGATGGAGATGATTGCTTGATTTTACTAAATGGAAAATTAAGCAGTGATGAAAGGATACAGTTTGTGAAACTGTTCGGGCAGCTCGGCCAAGAAATAAAAATCGACTGCGAGAAACCCGTAAAATTCACTCCCGAAAATGTACAGTTTTGTCAACATTCACCAGTTATGGGTCCTGAGGGACGAATGGTAATGTGTCGGAACTGGGAAAAGGCTGTGACGTCTTACTCATGTAATGTGAAGTGGTTCCGCACTAAACAGGAAATGCTTACATATTGCACGAGTATTGGTTACGCTGATTCTTTATTGTACAAGGATATGCCGATAATTTCGGCGTTGGCTTGGCATTATTACAAATTTGGGACCACAAACGGAGGAACCGTTCAATTGAATACCATTAATGAATGGAGAACGATGTCGGTGGGTAAGGGATGCAAAATTTCAGAACCCAAGATATCTAGTGCCACAAGGTATTCTTTTGAACTAGCTTTCAACGTAAGTGTCATCGAACAGATGAAAACTGAGGACTTTATTAGTTCCTCGGAAGGGCTATTGTGCCATTTCAATACCCTTCCAAACTGATGCCAGTCGTAAACAACGTCCTAGAGATTAGTCTCTAAAATTCCATTTATGGATACCCGGAAACGTTGCTGGTAATTGTAAAATAAGATTGAGCTCGACAGAGC